ACGCACCAAGAGCGTCATTCAAGTCATTATCCTGATTAAGTGGGGATATTAGAACTTCAGTTTGTTGGTTGACTGCGTCTAGGTTAGTTAAGTTAACATGAATTAATGAGCCAAGAACAATATATGTTCTGTGTTGGGCATTAGTAAAGGGGGCAAGTTGTTGAAACACTGCACCAGCTGAATCTATTCCAACATAGGATACTAATCCGGCTGCCCTATAGGTAGCTGTAACATTTGTCTTTCCAGTCCATGAGACTTGAGTAACAACTGCTGGAGTAACTGTGTTGTTTGTAACCATTCCTGTACCATTAGTAATGGAGAAGGTTGTAGTAGGTGAACCAATACTTAGTACACCACCAGTAATAACTCCAGTACTATGTGCTACTGCGCTTGCTATAGAGATAGGCTTATTAGCGTCTGAAGTGTTATTTACATTACCTAACCCCACCATAGTGGAGGTAATACCAGCAACTGTACCAGTGAAGGTAGGAGAGGCTAGGTTGGCTTTTAGATTTAGGGCTGTTTGTAGATCTGTTTGAGAAGATAGGGTTCCAGTAATTGATCCCCAGGTGACAATACCACCAATGGGTGACCCATTAAATAGTAGTTCATCAGAGCCATTCAATGATAGGTTTAGATTGGCTGAGTTAGCATTATTTCGCCAAGATATAACATCAGTTTTTGCTAGGCGTAGAGCCCCCGCAGTAGCTGGATTGGTAGTTTGTGATTTATAGTACGCAGTCTTCAGACCATATGTAGCGCCAAAGTTAACTTCAGCAGTTAGAGTAAAGGCTCCACCAGCTTTTTGAAGCATGCCGGAGGTTACAGCAGAAGCCCAGTCTGTAGCGTCTTGTCCCCAAGAAGTGTCACCACTCTCAGGATAATAGTAGTTTGTTCCATTGATAGATAAGGTTACAGTCATTGAAGTCTCCTCTTGTTAAAGTATTAATAAGAAAAGGCCCGAATGTTTCCACTCAGGCCCTCCTATTAAGAAACCATTAGATATCTTTTTTAGCGATAATCTAAGGAGGTTGCTGTACCTTCGGTACCACCAGCACATGTAACTGTTGTAGTGTTAGAGCAACTTTCTGTAAGAGCCAATAAGTTGCCAAGAACACCCGGTTGAGTTACTGTAATGGTTACAACACCAGCGGCAGCTACTGCTGAGCAATAGATGTTTGTAGCTGTAGAGGCATTAATAGCCGCTGCTAGATTTGTAGCAGAGGTAGCAACAGTATTGTTCCTATTCCACTCATTTCCTACTGCACCTGATGTTCTTGCTGTAAAAGTTACGCCTGCAACCGTGAGAGTCTCCCCGTTAGCTGCTCCAGTTGATGTCTGCGTAAAGCTACCGACCGCTTGCACAGCACCAATTGCACAACCAACTAGTGGGCGTAGTGCGCCAGCTGGAATACCATCAAAAAATTGACTAATTTGTTGTAGAGCGTCTAAACCACCTGGACTTAGATTTACTTTACTTTGAAAATCTGCTTTAGTACCAGAGACTGTTAAAAGAATTCTATGTAGTGAAGCCATATCTGCGTCCTCCTTTAAAAGACAGAAAGAGAGTCAAGTTGCCCTGACTCCCTCTCTTAAATTATTACAAACTATTAACAATACCGCTGATATAAACTGCTTGTGCTGGAGCTTCCAAGAAAATTGCCTGGTTAGTGTAAGCGCGTAGACCAACGCCTGCCTTACCTGGAATTGTGAAGAAGACTTCATCAGCTGGGCGAGTTGGATCATTTAGAGACAATTCGCGTGCGCCAATACGGACAACTTTATCAGTTGGGTAGATGAAGCAATCGCCTTCCTTGACAATGTTGTAAGGCACAATTTTAAGAGTACCATTTTGTGCAACATATTCAAGCTCTTCTGAACCACTTGAACTCTTCTTCTTGCTGTAGCTACCATCAAAGCGGCGAAGTGCAGCTAGGTTGGCGGCAAGATCAGACCAGGTCTGTGGGTTTACCATGACGCAAGCGTCGCCGTCAAGACCGCGCTGAACTGCTTTAGAGACAGAAGCCAAGACTTTCTGCATAGTTAGCTGACCACTGGTAGTAACTGAGTTACCATTCCAGAGGTTGTATACTGATGCATCAATATTAAATAGTGTACCAGTATTAGTGATTTGCTTCTTTAGACCAGCCATTTCTGCATAAGCGAATGTACCAGCTGAACCTGAACAACTACCGTAGAAGTGGACATTGACTGCATATGCTTCAACGGCTGTTTCTAGAGTAGTAAGGGTACCAGCAGTACCGGCTGTACCAGCAGCCAAGTAAATGGTGCGGTTATCAACATCTACTTGCGCAACCTTGAAGGAGCGAAGTGAGTCAACTGCAGTATTATCTGAAGCCTTAACAAAGACAACGTTAGCGTTTTCGCTACCTGCCCACATACCAGTTGCCCATTCTGCTGTATCAATGACAAGTGGAAGTAGGCTGGAGGCAATGGTGACGGCTTGTGTAGATGCAGCAGCTAGGTGGTCACTACCGTAAAGGTATGCAATCTCTAGACGCTTCTCAGTGCTTTTTAGCATGTTTTCAAATTTAGTGGACATAACACTCTTGAATGCTGTAGCTGAATGTGATGCGCGGGCAGCCTGGTTGTAACCAACTGTAGAATCAAGAATGATATCTGCACCTGGAACAATAGCTGATTGCATTAACATACCGATAGAGTCATTCAAATCATATGCTGATTGTGAATCAAGGCTATATGTAAAGCCTGCTTCAGCGGTTAGTACTACTGGTTGCTCATATTGCTTGCCGTTTTGTAGTTCTGCAGAAACAAATGGGATCATATCTGCGATCTTACTTGCTTTTGGAATTAGATCTTCAACACCTTTTGCGTATGCCACTTTATATAGGGCATTTAGAGTACCGGAATCAATAGTCATTTTTAAATCTCCTTAGATTTTGTTTGTTTTACTTATCTCTTAAACACTTACTTTGTTAGATTTACTTTATGGATAGCTAGTTGGCGTCCGTTGATAAGTCTATTGAAACAGGTGACAAAGGATAGCCTGAGCGTCTTTTGTGCCTGAATATAAAGTATTAAATGTTATTACCTCTTTCTATTATAATCTCTCCACTCTTGTTGGCTCATACGCTTAGTGCTGGATTTTTGCCTTACAGAAGGCTCTCCTTGCTTCTCTGGTGTGCGTAGGTTATCTGTGGGTGTTTTAACTTTAGCTCCCCTCGCCTGTAGGATCTTATTAGCTTGATCATCGCCAAGTAGGCGCAATAAGGTTTCACCATCTGAGTCTTTAAATAAGGCAAGCTGTGCGGCTTGAATATCCTCTCTTACTAGAGTAGCTGCTTCAAGTGGCGTCATTTCAAATCCAATCTTCGCGGAGCGGCTAATATATTTAGCCATTTCCGCTACCATAGGCTTAGTTGCTGGGATCTTAGTCTCCTTAAGAGCTTCAATGAAACTAGTCTCATATTCCTTCTGATACTTAGCTGTTAGTTCTGAGTGTCTATGTGCCTCTGCTTGCTTAATCTTTTCATTATCTAGATCATCAAGATGCTTTAGGCGGGCCTTCGCATCACGGAGTTCTTTATCGCGAGGGTCCATCATCTCATCTTCTAGTGTGGCTGCAAGGTATTTCTCTGCTAGTTCGCGTGGGTTATGTCCCATCTCTTTTGCAGCGTCATAGAATCTCTGAGGGTCTTTCATAAGGGCTATGAAGTCTTCAGCTTGCTTGCGTGCTTGCTTACCTTCCTGTAGAACCTTATTGGCAGCGGCTTGATGAGAGTAGCCGCGCAGTAGCTCAGACTCCTCTACTTCATGCTCTTGACCATTAACTTTAACTTTATACTTGCGGGCTGCCTCTTTAGCTGCCTCTTTGATTGGGTTTGGCTGAGCAGGTGCCTCTATTTTAGTAGGTGCAGCCTTCTGTGCATTTACATAAGCTACTGCTTCTGCGCCTGTCATATCCTGTGTGGGTTCCGGTGCACTTACTGCAGCGGCGGGGGTATTTTGATCAGTCATGTGTATCTCCTTGTGTGCCGTCCTTAGGGGATAGGCAACTTATTTATACGCCCATAATTGGGTGGTATTTATTGTAGTCCGTCTATAAGCTCTGTACTTCTTGCGTCTGTACCTTGTGGAGGACTTGGCATGTTAGGTTGATTAACTTGACCTGCTTGTGTCTCTACTGGACTCTCTTGCTGCATAGGTTGTCCCATAGCTCCCGCTGGTGCACCCATTTGTGGTGGTGGAGGGGGTGCTATCTCTTGATGTAGAATAGCTGATAAGCGCTGAATGTTAGGATCATCCATCATTTGTAGATGTTCAAGAATATGGTCTGTTGTAACTTGAACTATTGGATTATTAGGATCTTGCCTTATCTCAGGATTAGCGAGTACTACACTATGTTCAAGGATATGTTTTGCATGATTATCAGTTGCAAGAGCCCTTTGTGGTTGCCCTTCAGCCAACTGTTCATTTTCTCCTTTAATAAGCAATAGTTGCGCTTGCTTGCCTTCAATGACAGGCTCTAAGCGTCCAGTGGTAGCTACCTGAATATATTGATCTGGATTGTCAATCATATTGTTTTGTAGAAGCATATCTGCAAAGTTCTGCTTTCCAGCTGTAGTGCGTGTTATTGGGTTGCCCATGTCTACCATTACTCTGTTAATAGCATTTAGATCTTCACCTGTGAACTGCTTCATTAGGGGTCTATTACTCTTACCTGCAATGGCTGCAACGCGTGGAACTGCTGCAAATGTCTTAAGAATATTCACAGTGCCTGTACCAAGGTCCTCCACTAGTTGCGCATAAGACCTTTGTAGACCGTTAGAGAATTGAATAGCCATACTTTGTACTAAAGCTAGGGCGGCTCCACTCTTTAGGGATGCTTCAGGGTTACCTCTTGCAACAGAGTTAACTCCCGATAGTGTTTCAGCTAGGTGCTCTAACTGTTCAATAAATTTAAAGATCTCTGGTGGTGTAGATGTTAAGTTAAAAGCTTCTGGCTTACCAACCTTAGGATCATACTCCATCATATTTAGTCCACCTGATAGTTGTGCTGCAGATAGATCATATCCCTTAGGAACTAGAATGTTCTGCACACCAAATGTGGCTTGATTTGTAACTACAGTAGAATACAATAGATCAATTGCTTCTTGAACGGGTAGAAGGTCATAACCAACTGTATATCCAAAGATAGTGCCGCTCTCTTCATCTGGTGCAATTCTGTATACATGAGTTTCTTTATAGGGGATAGGTCCGTCCATCATAGTGGTACCATTATCAAGACATGTTGTGTACCGTCCTTCAGGAAGTGCTGGCGTTGGCCTATGTATTAGGGTATATACAGGAACTTGATCTGAATCTTCAAGTGCAAGATAGTTTAGGGTTGATGTCTTTGCAAGCTCTAACATATCATCTGATGAGGCAAGAATTTCATCTCTAATGTTGGGAAACTTAGCTGCAAGAGTGTATTTGTTCTGGAAATCGCGTAGGATATGCCAATCATCAGAGTTAGAGTTCTCTTTACCAAAGTCTCTTACTACATTCAAGGGAGTGTAGTTTGTATACTTCATATCGCCTTCATAAATATTAGCACCTGTCTCGCTCTTACCATAAATCTCACCACTAGTGGCATCCCATTCAGCGCGGCAAAAGCCTTCACCAAAGATAAGACAATCCTTTACTGATTGAATAATATATCTCTCTAGTTTTTTCTCTCTCATATAGTAGTCAAGTAGACCACTACATAGGATAACTTGACTCATGCTTTGCACATCAGTGTTAGAGGCTCTAGGCTCAAAAGTAGCTCTCTGTTGCGTGGTCATGGTCTCAAGATGTAAAAGAAGGTTTCTATAATGATTAATAGACAAAGTAGATAGTTCATTCTGGTCACCCGTAACTCCCATTCGCGCGCCAAGTAAGCGCGGTCTGTAGTAGTAGGAGTAGGAACGCCTATAAAGCTCTAATCTACCTGAAGTAGTGAGGAACTTATAATACGCTTCAACCTTGTCTAGAATGTTATCTGCTATTTCTTCTACTGGAACTTGTGCCCAGTAAGTTTCATGACTTGTGCGCGTCTCAGACATTAGCTGCCTCCTTAAAATTATCAATATAAAGTATTAATTAGCCGATATCTGCTTTAAACTTCGGCTTCAGTGCTCTACTCATGGTCTTTTGATTAGGTGTCTGGTTAATATTAGGGTCCATAGATCCGGTCCAGGTCCTGTGTGTGGCATTCATAACCACTGGTATAGGATTAGCGTGCTGTGCTAGATTTCTTACTAGATAGATCAATGCTGCTAAGTGATCAAAATGACCATACGCCTTACTTTGTGCAAACTTCTTACGGTGCTTATCCCAAACGCCAAACTTAAGACAGCCAATTAGTTGTGTGCACTTAGGATCTATGATAACGCGCCCATTCTGCACTAGAATTCTTAGTTCATTAATCATTGCTTCCAAGCTCTCTTTAGTGGTTGGAATAAATGTAAGATTATGTAGATAAGATAGATCAGCAATCAACATTAGATTATTGTTGTCCGCTATCCTTCTATATGGCTTCATCTCCCCCCATAGAGCTGTCTCTTTAGCTCTTATCATGCCAACTAAAAGCTCTGTGTTTATACCGGTTTCGCCTGATGTATGAAACTCATCCTCAATAACAACTGTAGCTCTCTTAAAATCATAATATCCGAAGATACAAGCTGTTAGATCCTTTACTCCTAGGTCCATACCAACATACTTATGATACAGTTCATAGTACTGATCGCGGGGTGCTGGTTGAACTAGATCATCCTTCCATTCTGGTATAATAGATAGATCCTTATCTGTGACAAGTTCGCATAGGCATTCTCTTCTAAAGGTGGTACTTGTGATGCCACCTAGTTCTTCTGCCATCCTATCTATATCCCTCTGTGTAATGCGTGGGTTATCATAGATTGTGAGACATACATAGCTCTTCTCAAGCTCAGCTTTTTGTATGAAGTCTACAAAGGCGTGTGCTGGAGTAGATGGTGGAGTGGATATGAAGATAATCTTACAGTTAGGTCTATGTAGAGTTGCTGGAACTATAATGCTCTTATAGATATACTCTAGGTTATCAACAAAGCCTGCTTCATCTATAATAATAAGATCTATAACGTTACCCCTAAGACTATTAGGGGTCTTATCCAGTCCCACTAACTTTATTTCACTACCATTAGGAAATACCCACTTACTCCCGTGCTTTATGTAGGTAGGCTTTAAGTGTTCAGGACAAGTCATTAGGAGGGTCTCAAATGTAGGTAGAATAAACTCTATAAGGTCTGTTTGAAATGCTGTACCATACTTAATGCGCTGATTCTCTTTAGAGTTTGCCTGCTTAATTGCTTTCCATGCTGCCCAGTAGCTCTTACCCCACTGGCGGGAAATGTTACATACAAATAGTTGTCCTGTAGAGGCGTCGCAGGCATTATTTATAAGGACCTGTCCACTATGCAATAAGAAGAAAAGCCTAGCGCGATGCCAAGCTTCTCCATATGCTTCTGTTAAGGACATCTCCATTAGTGTGTGTGCCTCTCCTCCAGGTATTTGTCTAGAGCGTCATCTGGAAGGTCTTTGAAGTCTCTTCTATCATCTACCACTACCTTAATCTGATCAAGTCCGCGGAGCTTTGCTATGTCCATTAATACCTTCCGGCAGAATTCTGGATTAGTAGTATTCTTTCTATAAAGAGACCATAGGTTCTGAGTAATCATGGCTAGATTCTCTGATGCCGACACCTTATTAAGTTCACAAAGTAGCTCTTTAGCTAAAATAATGTACGCGTCTATCTTTCTGTGATTTACGCCCCATTTTAGCGATTCCCCGTGGGCTATGATGTCCTTCCGGGTGTACCCATTAAGTATCATATCTAAGGCGATATTAGCCCTGATTATGACATCCGTTCGCTTATCAACTTGCCTACTAAGGTTTTTGCCTCTGCGTTTTTTATAGTCTTTTGGTTCCATTATGGCTTCCTTGTAAAGGCTTGACCAAGCTTTTGTGTAGCAATGAACTGCTTCATGTCTACAATGGAAGCCTCTAGCTTTGCGTGATCACTCTGAATCTTATTAAGTAGATCTGCTTCTTCACTCTTACTAGATTGATCTAGTGTAACTCTCTTACTCTCTACATATCGCTTGTACGCACGGTTTGCAACTACAATGAGTAGGCACGCAGCGATAGCCCAATCTGGCGCCAGTACTACCTTTACAAGTATGACATAAGTACTTAGATTGGAGAGGGACAGCTTATCGCCATCCATTAGATTTAGATAACTGAGGAGCTTTTTCATACTTACTCCGCGTCAGTGAATAGAGTCACAAAGTTAATTTTAGCACTCTCTTCTGCAACCTGCCTCATATTTGGCTCATCAACTTCAATGGAGATAACTTTGTCGCCCTTTGTGGTCACGGTATAGGATACCCAGGATTGGCTTGTATCGCTAGCCCTACGGAAGCCAATACTCTTTAGAAGTGGAGCGTCTTTAGAGTCAATTAAGACCTTTAGAACATTCTCACTAGTAGCTCCCTTAAGTACTATTAATGGTCTAACTACTGATTTAGCTTTGGACATAACCGTCCTCCTTTGCAGCATGTAGTGATGGAACCAAATGTGCTTGTGGGTGCGCTAGTGCTGCCGCAAATAGATTTTGATGGAGGCTTTCAATAAATGCAATGCTTTGCTCTAGTTGACCAAAGTACTTTACTTGAAATGTTCCGTGATTAAGTAGATTGTGAGTGGCTGTTAAGGCTTGAATTGCTTTGATCTGCTCTTGTAGATCTTCTGCGAGGGGTGTAGGCTGTTGTTGTTCTTCTGTCATGGTTATTTCTCCTTGTTATGGCGTCCGTATGGATAGCCTTGTGGATTATTCCTATTATTAAAGTATTAAACTTTAGGGGTTGTTGCCTCTATGAGGTCTATGAGAGTGTCTTCTATAGTATGACTGCCATTTCTTTGTATCAGATTGTGTTGTGGCTCTGCGAGACTCTCAAGAAACTTATTCTCTCTGCTCATAATG